GCCACTTCATCTTATGTAGGCTTTTCCAACACCTATTCCCTCGACTTTGATGGAACGGATGATTATGTGGTGAATGATGTGGCTAATTTTAGAAGTTCAGATTCATTAGGAACGATTAGTGCTTGGGTTAAATTTGATGTTGTTAATGCTTACCAGAGGATTTTTGGAAGTGCTATCTACAGTAGTAGAAGACACTATATTGATTTTTATTTGGATAGTGCAGGAAAAATTACTTGCTCAACAAAGAATGGTGAGTCAGATACTACTGATTTAGTTCTTTATAATAGTGCTTTATCGGCTGATACATGGTATCATGTGGTGCTATCCAGTAACGGAAGTGCTTATTCAATATATATAGATGGAGATTCAAAAACAATAACTGTTGGGGGTGGTGCAGATGAAGGTCGTTGGTTTGCTGATATTAGTAATAGAGAAAATTTTACAATAGGTGCATTAAAACATAATAGCGCTATTGAAAGTCCTATGAACGGCAACATTGACGAAGTCGCAATATGGGATGTAGCATTAGATGCTGATGCTGTGTCTGCAATATACAATTCAGGCACACCGATTGCATTGGATTCTGATTCAGGCAATTATGATAATTCAGCGAATCTGCAAGGTTGGTGGAGAATGGGCGATGGAACTGAAGGAGCTTCTGGCACAACCATTTATGATATGAGTGATAATTCTAATAATGGGACTTGGAATGGTGCGAGTAGTGGTGATAATACTTCAATCAATTATTCAACGGACGTGCCGTAATGAGTAGATTTCAAAATAGAAAATGGGTAATCGTACCTGTATCAGATATTACTGATGACATGATTTATTATGCACTTGAGGCGAATAGGAATAATCTTAGAAAAACCACAGACGGCACAAAAGCCATACTAAAATATGAAGGTTCAAAACCAAGATGTTTTTATGGAATGACAACCTACACTCATTCGGAAATCTTGGCAATACTGAATGATGTGAATGGCGATTGGTATAGTGAGATATAAAGGTTGTAATCCGTAAAATGAATAACTGTATACATTGTAATTCTAATAACAGTGAGTCTTGGTTTTACTGTAGAAGTTGTGGAAAACGTGCATCTGAAAATAAATACTCACAGAATTTATGGATGAGAACTGAGCGTGGTAAAAGGACTGATGTAGAATTTAGTACTCAAACTATAGATGAATCTATTAATGAAATGAATAAAAAAAAGGAGAGTTAATTATGTCTAAGGGTGTTGGAACATATGGAAAAAAAAGAGGTAGACCACCTAAAAAGAAAAAAGGTAAAAAAGGTAAGGCTAAGAAGAAGAAGTAATGGCTATAACTATAAATGAGAGAGCACCTACATTTGGTGAGCAGATACAGGTAATGACTCAGTATAATGCTGATAAGGGTGGTGGTACTGGTAGTAGTACTGATGCTGTTATGATAGATGAAAGTGGTGCTGGATTATCTTTTACATCTATGACTGATTTATGGCTTACAAACGGTGCTAAAGAGATAATTAATCTATTACCAGAAAAGCTTATTGATATATGTATGAGTGATGTTAGTTTTACTGCTGGTACGCCTAATACTTTAAATAACAATAAAATAAGGAATGTAAAACGCCAGAACTCCAGCGATGAGTTATATTATAAATGTAGGCGTGTATCTCCAACATTAAAGGATAGATATAATAATTCTAATGATATTAACTTTCCTACTGAGACAGACCCTATATATTTTATTGATAATGGAACTATAGATGTATTGCCTAATAGCAGTCAGACTGTAAAATATTCAGAGATTAATTATCCTACTGTAAAATATAGTCATACATCTGTAAGTAATAAGGTATTGCCATTTGTACAGGGTGCTGATAGTGGTGAACTGTTTACTAATAACGATGGTAATCCTACATTAGGTTCTGTTACTGCTGCTGACCATGGTCTTAGTGTTGGTGACAGGGTTTTAATTTCAAGTGTACAGGGCGACACTGCATTAGAGGGTGTTGTCAGCACTGTTGCCACCATACCTGCTACTACTACATTTACTCTTAATAATGTGACTGTAGGTTCTGGTGGGGTTACATTGTGTACTATTACAAAACTTGGAGGATTTCCATCTGAGGCTGAATATTTAGTTCCTATTTATGCTTCTATAAACGCACTGCAATATAAAATGAACTATCTTATAGAGAATACTGATGTTACTACAGCTATATCTGCAATAAATACAGCATTAGATAGGATTCCTTCTGAATTATGGGATGATACAGATATATATGATGGTGATGAATTAGTTAAGGTAAAGGATGCTTTAGATAATGCTAGAACTCTAATAGATGATGGTGCTAATTCACCTACTGGCAGTGCATCTTCTGACGCTGCAAGTCATCTCGTTAATGAGGATATGGAACTAGTTAAAAGTACAATAGATGTAGCTACAGCAGAAATAAATCGTGCTAGTGCACATATTAAGGAGTGGGATACAGTTGCTGCTACTGCATTAAAAGAGGCACAGGGGTATGCTGATGAAGCTAAGAACAGAATGTCTAGGCTAACTGCTGAATATGGATGGTTTGAAAAGCAGCAGACTAAACTTGAGAACGATTATATGATGGGGCTTCATGCTATAGGTGTAAAGCTTCCAACTAAGGGAGGTCGTTAATGGCAGTACATAGTATAAGTGTTAAAAATTTAGTTAGTAGGGTTAGGGAGGTATTTCCCGATGCTTCTGAAAATTATATTATAATGCTTATAAATGATGCTCTTGTAGAACTAGGTATGTATAATGTAAAAAATGTTAAGGCAAAAATAGATTCTGTTACTGACCAAATGTGGTATGATTTAAGTGATGATGCTGTAGATTCAAGTAGTAATCCATTGCATTTGAATAAATTGTTTAGAGTTGATTTTATGGATGATGATGGTGACTATATACAAGTTCCTAGATTAATTGATACAAATATATTGTTAAATAATGCAGATATAAATGAATCTGCTATAGTTTTTGCTGGTGAGTAATGGCAAGTAATATAGAGTATCCAGACAAAAGTATGCTTTGGTTTATCGAGGGTGATAAACTAGGGCTATTATCTAAAGTTGATAGTTCTGGAAATACGAGAACTACAGAAAGAAAACAATGGAAAGCTATATCTGAATCTGTAAGTGATGGTATATTATTAAATTATCAAGGTGAACCTAATAAAGCTATATCTATATCAAGTAGTATAGATGTTGATAATACATTACATGTATCAATAGTAGATTATGTCAAGAGATGTTTATATATGGATAAGGCATCTAAGGGTAGACAGGAAGATAGTGCTGTAGCA